CCGATCCATTCTTTGCTCTTAGCGTCGATGCCGAGAGCAGTGTATTTTTTGTTCTTCGAACCCTTTGGTCTGGCCATTGCTGTCTCCTTTTTAGGGACAGCCAGTATATTTCAGTAACCAATAACGGCCAACATCAGATGTTCCCCACCGCAGCGTTCTGGGCAAACAGCAAGCCGTCCGGGTCCTGCGGCGTCGGCACCCGCGCCATCTGCGCTTCGAAGTTGATCTGCTGGCCAAGTCCTTCGCCGCTCAGAAACGTGTTGGCGCGCACCAGCTTCTCGCACACGAACCAGCCGAGCTTTGTCGTTGGATTTGCGCCGCGCATGAGCAGTTGCGCCAGACCAGCGCGCCGGTTGCCCTCGAACACTTCGATCTGCGGCACACCGCCAATGCGGTACGGAAACAAGCGGCCGCGCAGGTAGAGCACCTCGTCGTTCTCGCCCACCCACTCGCGGTAGATCGCGGCTCCAGCGATTTCTTTCTGTGCCCAGTCGGTGTCCGACTCGTGGTCATACTCGTGGATGTTCATCGGCCAAACCCGGAACTCGATGCGCGGCCCCCACAGAAACAGGACGCCTTGATTGTTTGGGTCGGATGTCTGCAGGTTGAGCCCACGCAGCGCCGGATCGGTCAGGTTGCGCCAATTCGTGGACATGTCACTCGAACCCCAGGTCGGTGTGAGACGTGCGCGCCTCGTCGCGCGTTGCTTGCCGCTGGTATTGCTGCGAGGCGTGGCGGGTCCAACGATGGCGTGCCGGGCCCATCTGCTGGACCTTCGGCTTGATCACCGGTTCGATCGGGCGCTCAAGCTGCGAACGCATGGCCTCGATCATGGCCTGCGTGTTGCCGGCCGAGGTCACGCTGCCGGAAGATGACGGCGTGATCATCTCCGGGCCTTGCTCGCCAACCATGTACGGTGTGCCAGCGTCGATCGAACCGCCGGCCGCCTTGCCCTCCGGCTCTTCTGCTGCGGCGGGGGCTGGTGCCGGAGCTACGCCCTTGCCCGCAGCCTTGTCCTCGTGGCCCGGCGCAGACACTGGTCGCACTGTGATCGGCTTGGCCGCGATGCCCTTGCCAGCAGCTCTGCCTTCACCTGCCGGTGCTACGTACGGCAGCCGGCGGATGTGGCGAGCTTCCTGCGAGAACGTGCGCCCGCGCGCGCCCTTGCCAGCAGCCCTGCCGCCAATGAGTGGCGTGTCGTCCGGTGCGGCCGGAGTCGCTGGGGCGGCCTGCCCTTCTACTGCGGCCTTGTACCGAGCTGCGGCACGTGTCTCGACATCGGACGCAACGCCCGCCGGTCCGGCTACTTTGGTTTTTTCCGCTACCGCTTGCGCTTGCTGCTCGCGTAGCTTTTTAAGCTCAACGGCCAGCTGTTCCGGCTTCATGCGGCGGGCCATGCCGCGAGCCCAGGCTTGTTGCAACCACGGCGGCGCGTTGGCCCCCGCTCCGCCAGCGCCCCAGGCTACGTCCGTGCCGCCACCGACATGGAAGCGTTCCGCTCCCATGTATGAATCACCTTTCCCGGCGCCGACACCGCCAGCCCCCGCAGCCACCGAGTCTTCGATGAACCCCGCGATCCGTTTTTGATCTTCGGGGTTCTTCGAGTTTAGTTTGCGCTTGAGCGCTGGATCATAAAGGTCGAGATCATAAGCTGGTGCGTTCGTGGTGTGGCGAGCGTGACCTTTTTCCAATCCATGCGCGACCTGCACTTGAAGACCGCTTTTTAGGGCGGCGTACATTAGCTTCTCGTCTAGACCGGCATGGCGTGCGCCGCTGCCACTCGTGATGATGCTGCCACCGTCGGCAGAGACCGCCGGAGCGCCTTCTAGCGCGGTCTTGAGACCGGCCACGGTCGTAGTGCCGGGAGCGCCCGGACCGCCCGCAGCGGCGGTGCCCTTGTTCGCTGCCACGAAGTCTGGATTGGCGCGCTCGTAGGCAGCAGCGCTTCCGGATTTATACATGTCCAGCGCTTGGCCGATCTGCTTCATCGAGAGGCCACCTCTTTGGCCACTCTCCGCACCGTGCATTGCCATCCAGAACTTCGGGTCTTGCGCCATCTCCTTGGTAAGGATGGCGTTAGAGTCGAAGCCAGGCACTGATCTTCGTCCGCCACCGCTCCACTTATGAATAGCCGCGCCGACGGTCATGCCGACATAGTTGCGGCTCAGGAGGCCTATGTTGGATGCGAGCCCGTGCACTGGCGTCGGGAATCCGGCGATCTTGTTCCCGCCGCCGATCACGCCCTGGTCGGTCATGCCGAAGCGCTTGCTCTCAGCGCTTGGCCACTGCGCGCCAGGATTGTTGTACCGAATAGATGCGGGGATGCTCTTGTTGCTGCGGTCCCCCAGGCCGTAAGTCGCACCATCACCACCCGGCGGCACTAGGTAGCCGCGCTTGTAGGCTTCCTCCAACGATTCCGCCGGACCGGTCGCGCTCGCCGGGTCCAACCCGACTGGCGTGTTGAGCGGCGTGTCGCCGACGCCCGGTGTTCCAGTCTTGCCGTCGCCAGTGCCGCTCCCGTCGCCGCCGCGCGCGCCCGTTCCCGTCCTCGTGCCGCTCGCAGGATCGCCACCGCCGCCGCCACCGCCTCGCCCGCCCGCGCCGCCTCCGAGGCCACCGCCATCGGCACCGATGCGCTGGTCCAACATGGCCAGCCGCTGCATCTGCCGGCCTTTGTCACGGAAGCGCGCGAAATACTCGCGCTGGGTCTGGTCGGCCTTGTCCTGCGCCTGCTGGAGTCCTTCGTAGCGATCGACCTCGGCCTGCGGCGTGATGTCGACGCGCTCGCCCTTGGTCGCCATGAACTCGACCGGCGTGGTGTCGGTGCCGCCGGAGCCGGGAACTTCGAAGCTGCCGCCGGTTGCGAAACCGGGTTTCCTCTTAGAGAGGCCCTTGTCCCTCAGCTCCTTGTCGAGCGCGTCCTGCTTGGCCTGATTGGCCTTGTCCTGCGCCGACTGTTCGGGAGATTTTGGGTCTGCTGGGCGGTACCAGCTCTGACCCTTTCCTCCGATCAGGAAGTCTGTGATCGGCGTTTCTTTCTTGTTCCACCAGTCGCCGAGCGCTCCGCCGCCAGTCTTCCCGGCCGCCTGTTGCTCCTGCATGCGCTTAAGCGCGTCTTGCGACGTTGTCGTCGCTTCCTGGCCTTCAGGCGTCTCCGTCTTGGTAACGTTCTCCCTGATCCACTTGAACCCGTTGACGATCCGGTCGAGCGTGTCGGCGACACCGTTGAGCGCCTTCGCGAGCTGGTCGGGGATCGAGCCGCCAAGCACCTTGCCGATGTTTTCGTACATCAGATTCCAAGCGGCGTTGAGCCGGTTCATCGCCTCCTGCGGCGTGCCGTTGAGTTCCGCGATGCGCTTGTTGACCTCGCCGACCGAGATGCCGAGCTTCGCCGCCGTCTCTTGCACCTTCGTGAAGTTGTCGCTTAGCTCTTTGATCGCATCGAGCTTGGTCTGGTCGACGCCGAGACGATCCATCAGCACGGACTTCTGGGCCAACGACATCTTGTCGTCGTACAGGCCCATGTCTTTGAGCTTGCCGAACAGGTTCTGGACACTCAGCGCGGCCGCGTCGCTGTTGTTGCGCAAGCCTTCCATCGTCGGGAGCATCAACTTGCCGAGCATCGTGTTGATGTTCGACATGTCGCCAAAGATCGCTTGCAGCGAATTGGCAGCGTCTTTCGAGCCGAGCTTCTGGGCAAGGTTAACGTAGGCTGCGCTGAGCGAGGTCGCGGTCGCTGTGCCGTTGACGTTTAGTTGTCGCAACGTTGCGCCGATGCGAGGAACCAGCTCGGCCCACGCGCCCATCATGCTCGACGGGATCGTCTTGACCCACGTGTCGAGCACGCCGCTCACCTCGTCCATCGGGACCTTGAGGCTCTGGATCGCGGCGACGGCGGCGCTGGACATGTCATTCATCGCGACGCCTGACGCGTGTGCCGCCAGCGCCACTCGGTTGAACATGTCTCCCGCAGGACCGAGCGCCATTCCGGTCGCCGCGCGGAAGTCCTGGAACGACTTCGAAATGTCTTGGACGCTCTCGCCGGTGATCGCAGACAAGGCGTGGAATTGCTTGCCGAGGCCTTCGATCTCCTTGCGGGTTGCTCCGGTCTCCTGTGCGATCCTCGTCATTCCAAACGACACGTTCGCGAACTCGGTGAGCCCGCGCTTCGCGGTGTCGATTGCGGCGTAGACGGAAATGAAGCTCTTGGCGTAGTTGAGCAGCGCGCTACTCGACTGCTGCATCACCTGCTGGACTTGCGTGCCGTACTGCTGTGCGGCACGTCCGGCCATAGCGAAGGCATGTGCCTGACCCTGGCCGAACTGCATCATCACGGTCGCGGACGTGGTGCCGAACTGCTGCGTCGACTGCACAGCCCGGTTGACCGACGTGACGTAAGTATTGAAGCCTTGCGCCCCGCGCTGGGCCGTCTGCGCGACCCGCTGAGACATCTCATCGATCGAAACGCCGGCACGCTTGGCCATAGCCTCGATGGCACGAAGCTGTGTCCCGTAAGCAGCCTCCAGCGCGCGCGAGCCCTGCTGGGCGCGCCGGATCATGTCATCCGTGACGCGTCCAGTTTCGTCGCTGGCGGTAAAGCGTAGATTTACGTCTACGTCGTTCTCGCCCATGTCAGTGCACCGGCCGCGCCGCCATCGGCGGCCGCACGTTCATCTGAGCGGCCTCGTCATCAGCCGTCTTGTTTGGAGGCTGAAGGATCGGACCGGGCGGCATCCGCACCACCGGACCGTCCGCAGCCGGGAACCGCGGATCGATCTGATCGGGTGCCGGCACGTGCGCCTCCTGCTGAGGTAAGTCCTCCTCCGGCGTTGCCAACGGACGCGTGCCTTGCTCGAAGTCGGCCTTCATCACCCCCGGCATGATGTTGATCAGCGCCATCATCACCCGGTCGAAGTCAGCGCTGGGAAGCTGGCGCAATACCTTCTCCGGCACGTCGCACAACTCTGACAGCAGCGCCAACGTGGACGGAATCCTTTGCTGGCCCCAACGGATCATCTGATCGGCCGTCGTAGGTCTGATCTCGATCGCCGTGATCTCTTTATTTGGGCCGAGCTTGAGCGGCTGGTTAAGCTCCACGCACCAGCCGCCGGTCTTGCGCAGGATGTCGAGCGTCATGCGTTACGCTCCGCCACCCAACGGGATGGAGAAGTTGTTGAGCATGAACTCGGGTGCTGGACTGTTGACGTGGAGGTTCTCGTTGATCTCCGCGTTCATGTCCTGCCCGCCCTGGAACCGGGTGTTATTGAAATAATCCCAGTAATAAACGAGCCCGCCCGCGAGACCGAACTCGTAGTGGATGATCTGGCGGATCGAATAGTTGATGTGCATCACATCGCCCTTGCGGAAATTCTGGATGTCGCTCCGCCCGAGCTGGCCGGTGAACGCCGCAGCGGCTTGGATCGCTTGCCCCGTGTGCTGATCGCGCACGTTGCCGTAGACGTAAAAATTCCTCTGCTCCGGCACCCACGAATCCACGAGCTGCATCACTTGCCGAGTAATGCCGATGAGGACGAACGTCGTTTCCAATCGTGCCATGCCGGTGCCGACCTCGATGTAGATCGGTGCGCCGCCCGCGCGATGGTCCGTGTACTGCATCTCAAACGAGGGCAGCTTCACCTCGGTCAAGGTCAGATGGTTGCTTGCTTGATCGTCTGCAGGGCCCGAGCCGCAGAACATGTTCGCGTAATCCATTACCAGGACGGGATTCGGCATGGCGGTGCTCTCCTATGTGTTGTTTGCGGTGTCTAGTTCGACGCCGAGCGGTGCGGTGGACGCGCCGTTCTGGTTGATGCCGCCGACCGACCAAGTCGTGGTGAAGAAATCCCAGTCGTAGACCGGTCGGTTGGCGAGGTTGAACGTGTACCGGGTAAGACCGCGGATTTGGTACTTCGTGCTGAACACGTTGCCGCGCCGGAACGCTCCTGGCTCTACCCGCCCGAGTTGCCCGCGTACAATCGCCTCAGCTTGGATCGTCAGCCCCGTCAGGTAGTCGCGGCAGTTGCCGTAAAAAAAGAAGTCGTTGGCCCCGACGACGTACTTGCCGACGAGCTCCATAACCTGACGCGTCATCCCGATCAGCTCGAACCTGATCTCGAAGCGCGCCATGATCACGTCGACCTCGATCGCCACAGGTGAACCGCCCGGTCGATGATCGACGTACTGGACATCGATGGTCGGAAGCTCGACCGACATCAGCGTGAGATGGTTGCTGGCCTTGTCGTTCTCCGGCGCGGAGCCGCAGAACAGGTTCGCGTAGTCCATGACGAGGACGGGATTCGGCATTGGCTCCTCCTCCCGTCCTCGATGGTCGCGCTACGCAGCGACGCCGAGATTCAGCTCCTGCTCGAGGCTCTGCACCATCTGGTCGATGGCTGGCTTGTAGCGGGCGCTCATCGTGGTGATGCGCTTGAGCACCGGCGCCTCTTCGCAAGCGAACCCAACGGTCAAGTGGCCGAGCCTGATCTCCTCTGCGGAGTTGAGCTTGCCCTTGAACGTGACTTGCTTGCCGAGGATTTGCTCCTGCGCGACCAGCGAACCGAGGAAGTTGTTGATCGTGGCGAGGATGTTTTTGATGGTCTGGCGCGTGATGTTCTGCCGACCGAGGTAGGTCCGCAGCGCAGGCATCAGCGAGAGGTGGATGTAATCGCGACCCCGGTAAACGTTGTACATGCGCCAGAGCTCGTCGTCCCCGAGGTTGTCCGTGCCGATGAAGACAAATCCGCCCGAGCTGATCGCACTCTCCACCCCGACAAGTCCGCGCGCCACCACGCCGAGGTTGGAGGCGAGCAACTGCTGACCTTCGGTGGCGCCATCCGTCAGTGAGAACGGAATGGTGCGCGCCGGCCCCACGATGCCCTGGATCGGCCGGTTTGCCGCACTGTGGAACGGGTAGCCCGTCGAGAAGTCCACCGCCACCATCAGCCCCGCCACGCGCGGAGCCAGCGGTCGCACGACGATGTTGCCGGACAGCGGGTCCATGATCTTGACCCCGCCCGACACGCCGATCAGCCGTGGATGGTTGAGCGTCGTCCGCCAGTTCTGGTCCGCGATCTGGCCGGTGCCGGCGCTCTCCACGATGGCGTGACCGATCAAGCCGTCGAGCACGCCCGGAAGCATCGAGCAGATCGGGTTGGCACCGAGCCCGATTGTAGCCACCAGCACTGCGTCCTGAGGCGCTTGCGCGTCCTGGCCGCCGGTCAGGTGCGAGCCCGAGATTGAGGCCCCGGTGACCGTCGTGTGGATCGTGTAAGCGTTGCCAGCCTCACCGGTCGCCTTTTGAATGATCAGGAGCGTGCCGGCGGTCAACTCGTACGTATTGTCGTTGATCTCTGTGTCGGCTGAGCCGTTGAGGAACGTCAGCAGCCGGTCGAGCGTCGTCATCAGGTCACCGCCGAGCTGGACTTGATTGCCGGTCGGCGTGCCGCTCACGAATGTTACAATCGTGCCATTGAGCGTGATCGTGCTGCCGATGCCGGGCTCGCGCTGGAACATGATCGAGCCGCTGGCGCGCTCCGCTGTAATCGGATCGCCGTCAGCAGCTGGCAGAACCGCGTTCGGTGCCACCGTCATCCACGCGCCGAACTCATCGATGAACATCTCGAGGTCGTGGATTTCGCCGTACTGGTTCGCCACCGCGTGCGCGGAGGGAAGCACCATCTGCGCGCCATTGGTCTCACCCACGCCCTGCGAGAACGTGACCGTGTATTCGGCAAACGGAATGTACCCTTTGCCAGGAGTCGTCGTGCGCAGCGTCTCCAGCGAGTTGGCCATCTGGCCGGTATAGCCGGGAGTCAGAATGATGCGAGGCGTGCAGTACAGCGTCGCGGGAGCCTTGAGCAGAGCCCAGATGCCGTTGCCCATCACGGACTGGCCCATGATGTTCGCGATCGTTTGCTGGAGCTTGATGTTGGCGTCCGCGTGCGTGCCGTACGGCGTCCGCACGATGATGACCTGCGCCGCCACTTGAAAGTCGGCAAGCTGAGCGTTGATGCCGTTGATCGCGTCGGCGATGTAGCCGTCGAAATAGCCGGACCCATCGCCCAGCTTGGCGAGAGACGCGGTGTCGTTGCTGTAGATCAGGACGGGCTGATTCAACGGGAAGAACTGCTCGTCCGCCGTGTCGCAAGGTCCGACAATGCCGATCACGTCAAGGTTGGCACCAATTACGGGTTGCGGCTGGTCGTTAACGCGGAAAAACTCTAAACCGAACGTCGGGCGCGCCATGGGGCTACTCCTGTTTTCTCTTCAGTGATGTGCGGATGGAAGCCGGGCGGCCCTGGATGCCCGAAGACGACGTTTTACCTGCGGTAGACGAGAACCGGCGGGAACACGTAGCGGGACGGCGGCGAGACGTACCAGCGCCCCATCGGCAGGAACGGCGAGGTCACGCAGCAGCGTGCCGACACAGCGCGCAGAACCGGCGTCGGTACCCGGCACACCGGCATCGCTGGGACAGGAGTGCCGGAGAAGTAGCCGAGGATCGTGATCGGAGGCGGTCCGGCTTGGCGCGGGACCGAGTAGATGTAGGTCGTGGTGGCCATGGCGTTCTCCTTCAGAACGAGAGCGTGGGCGTGTGAATCTTGAGTGGCTCCTCTTCGCCGGCAAAGACGATGACCGTCAGCACCGGCCGCCGGTTCAGCACGCTGAGATCGTCGGTGTAGAACTCGATGCGGCGCGCTTGGCCTCCGCTCTCCTCGTCAGGCTCGATGTCCGAAACATCGATGCTGGTAACGCCATCGATGCGCAGAGCTTCGCTGAGGTAGGTGAGCGTCATCTGTTATTTCCTTTCAGCGAAAGACTAGGAGCACTCCGCCGGGAGCACCTGTCCCAAAGTTGTTGCCGCCCGCAGCGCTCGCACCACCACCGCCACCACCCCATGCACCGCCGTTCCCCGGCGCACCTGCTCCGACAGCGCCGATGCCACCAGCTCCGATGTATGACGACAGAACGCTGTTGGATGCCGGAACACCTCCAGCGGCTCCAGAGGCTCCGTTCCCAAGCTCGGTGCCAGGAGCGCCGCCGCGACCGCCGTTGGCACCGCTGGCAGCACCGCCAGCACCGCCTGCGGTGTTGTTCGGAAGGCTGATGGTGCTGGAAAAACTACCGTCCCAAATCAGGATCGAAAAGATCACGCCGATCGTAGTGTGACCGACAACGGAGATTCCAGTACCCCAGTTGCAACCCCCGCCCGCGCCTCCATCACCTCCTGCGATCCCGTTCGGAGAAGCGAGACCAGCCGCGCCGGCAAAAACTTGGTAGATGTCGACCATCGTGACCCCCGCCGGGATCGTCACCGCCGGACCGCCGTCGTTGATCGTCCTGACGATGCCCTGAGACGCGGCAAGCACGCCTAGCATCGCGGGTCTCACGAGATCAGGTTCCCGCTCACGTTCCACTCGGCATGGCTGCCATCGCTGTTCAACTCGCAGAACACCGAGGCGGTCGCGTACTGGCCCGCCAGCTTGAAACGTCCGCCGAACGCTCTGCGGGTCGCGTTGGTCGCCACGTTGATCGTCACCTGCCCGGTGCCGAACTGCTCGATCATCGTGTTGTGACCGATCGTGACGCCGGACGGCAATACGCAGCTCACCGCACTGTTGCTGGTGAAACGGATGATCTTCCCGTTGTCGTCGGAGACCAGCGTGTAGCTAGTGCCAGTCTGGGTGTTGATTCCCGCTGTCTTCGGCGTGTACGTGTTCGCGATCCCGAGCGCCGTCGCGAACTGGACGTCGTCGGTGCCGGCCGCCACGGTCGCGGTCGAGGCCTTGACCGGAACGTCCGGAGGCGCTGCTACTCCCAGTGCTCCGCGCGCGGTGGCGGAATCAGGCGCCGACAGCACCGTCTTCATGTAGGTGGTGACGCCCAGCGTCGAGAGCGCGGTGCTCACGTCCGGGTCGTCCATCAGCGTCTTCATGTAGTCGGTGATGTCGAACTGCGAGAGCGTGCCCGCGCCGGTCGAATACTGGACCTTGTTCGCCGCCCACACCAAGTTGACGAACGCGTCGAGCTTGGCGCTCGCGTTCTGCTTGCCGGACACCTGCGATGTCACGAACCCGGTCGTCGCCTTCGACGCCAGCGCATCCACTAGGCCGGCGATGTCGCCGATGATCAACGTGACCGCGCCGGTCTTACCCGCCACCGAGGCCACCGGCCCGGACTGCACCGCGTCGATCAGGCCCTGCACCGTCACCATGTCGGCAGTGACGGTGTTCATCGCCGCCACTGACTGGTCCTTGGCAGCGACCGACTGGACGAGCAGGTCCTCCATCGCCGGAAGAACACCCGCATGGGCCGCGATCTGCCACTGGCTGCTGGTCTGGGTCTTGCTAGCATACACAACGTGAGTGGAAAGATCGCCGGTCGTAGAGTGCCATCCATCCGGGTCGATGGAGAGGATGCCCCAGTTGCTCGGGTCGGTCTCGTCCAACGCCAGACAGAAATGCGTTGGCGTGAACAGGTCGGCACCTTCGGTCACCGTCCAGCCGACAAACTCGCCCGGCACGAGAGAATGGTTCGCTCCCGTCACCCGGCAAGTCAGAAAACCAAGCTCGGCTGCCGCCTGAATCGTCGTTAGCGCGGGCCCGAGCACCGTGTTGATGCGTACGAGCCCGAGCTGAATCAACGTGTCTTCAGCCTGACCAAAACCAGCGAACTCGGCGTCGAGCCGGTAAAGCTCATCCCATAGCGCCTTGAACCGGCGGTTATAGAACGCCTTGTCCATAGGCGTCCGCTCGGACTTAACCTCCAGGTCGTTGACATATGAGACATTGAGCGTCATTCGCGCGGGTACTCCGGCTCTGCGGTAGCGCACAAGTCGGCGAACGGCGTGCCGTCGTCCGTCGTACCGTTGTAGACGGACAGCGGCACCCGGTAGACCGGGAATCCCTTCTTTTGCCCCTCAGTCTCGGCCGGCCGGAATGTCACGTTGTGGGCTTTGAACCACTTGTTGACCGTGACCTTGTAGCCGGTTGGTTCTGCTGCCATCTCTCACCTCCTCCTGCTCATGGCGGTTGCGTGAACGCGATGCGCTCGCCGACGATGAACGGTGCTCCAACGCCGTCGTTCGCGCCGTTGTGGATGATGCGGAACGAGGTGACCCCAACGCCCGGACTGAATGTCGTCGTGCGGACGATCGTGCCGTCATCCAACAACTCGTCCTGCGCCGTGCCTCCAGTGTCGTAGGTCGCGCCGTAGTACAGCGCGACGCTGAGGTCGTGGTGCGCCTCAACGTAGTTCTTCAGCTTGCTGATCACCTTGACGTGCTGAGTGCTCGCAGTCGTGATCGGTTTAGAGATGTGATGCACGGTCGGAGCTGACGCGCGCATCAGCTCGACCTCGCTGTTCGTCAACGAGAACCCGGGCATCAGGTCGGTCGTACCCGTAATGACGACTCGGAACTGCAGTAGCGGATCGCCGCCGTCGAGGACCGGCGTGTCTTGCTGGAACGCTTGCCACACACCGTCCACCATCACTTCGTAGTGCAGATCGCACGCCGCTGGGATGATGTGCTCGGCAAGCACGTCTACGCCGCCAATGCCGCCGGGGAGTTGGAGCGGCGCAAGGTTGATCTCGTAGCGGAGCTGACCGCCCGGGCTCGACTGATCGCCCCAGCGTCCCCAGGTGCAGAAATGCAACCGGAACCGCATGACGCGCGGACCGCCCGACCAAGCGCGGAACGTCGATCCGTCGTTGTACCAAAAATGGCCTTGGCACACTTGGTAGGCCGCATCGTTGTCACAAAACGAGAACTCGTGATCGAACGTCGAGTGGACGTGGATGCCGAAGTGCTGGCCCTGCGTCAGGAACACCGGCGGGAAGTTGATGCGGACTGGCCAGACATAGGTCGGGATCACGTTGTAAGTCGGTAGGCTCATCCAGAACAGGCCGCCCAGGATGACTGTAATCACGTCCTCGACGATGATGTCGCCTGCGTAAACCGGCTGGCCGTAGCAGGTCTGGACGCTCGCAGCGTCGAGCACAGCACGCCGTAGCGACTGGTTGCCTTGGTCTGGTGTGGCGTCCTCCATGCAGCCCGAGATGATGAGCGACAGTGGCTGGTAGAGCTGCCGATGCGAGAATAGCGTGATGCCGGAAAGCCAGCCGTCCTGCGCGTTGTAGAACGTTTGGCAGCCGTGGTTACCGCTGTGGCTGAAGTCGGTGTAAACCTTGGCCCAGTGATGGGGCTCGACCCAGTCGCGCCAGTAGTGATTCCAACGATCGTAGCCATGGCGAGGCCAATACAGGCTCTGCTCGTTGTGAATCATCGTTTCCTGCCACTCGACCTGCTCCCACGTTTCGGTCGTGAAGCTAAGGATGTGGTAAGTCGGATCGCGCTGAGCTTCGAACCACCAGACGCTCGCCGCAGGCCACGGCACAAAACTCGGGCCGAACCGGAACCGCCAGCGTGACGGTGTCAGCTGACGCACCGGAAAGTTCCAGAACCCCCACGTCAAAATTCTGACCGGTGTCCAAGGCTTGTCCGGGAACGAACAATCATAGCGTACACGCGCGCCCGAGGGCTTGGGCAGCACAAACCCGTCGAACGCTTGGATCACGCGCTCGGCTGGATTGAGGAGCTGCAGCGGGCCGCTCCAGCCGACGCCACCGGGCGGAAAACGCAATCCCTCCTCGATCCGGGCCGAATACGCCCCGCTCACGTTGGCCGCCAGATCGCTCTCGTCCTCATCCAAGAAACGGTCGGTGCCGTACCACTGGAACGCCTCCGGCCTGTGCGCGTAGGTCCACAGTTCGTTGACCAGATCGACCAACTGCTGGAACTGGGTCAGCAACGTGTAGAGCAGCATCTGGCTCGCGAGGTTGGCCAAGTCCGTGCGCAGGGTGTCGATCATGCCCTGCGCAACGCCGCGCCAAGCCTCCATCTGCGCGAGCCGCGCTGCCACCAGCTCGAGGTTGTCGAGCTGGGTGTCCGTCACCTGCGTGAACGAGATGATCCCGGTCGGATCGCACAGCACATAGCCAATCAGCAGGTAGGTCGCCTCCACCCCAGGGAACTGCGGGTCGGCGCTCTCGTTGCCGGCGACCGTTGAGATGTTGCAGTAGCGCGTGCGTTGCATTGCCACCGATTGCGGCTCTGCCATGCCGGTGTCGGCGTCGATCAGGAAGTTTCTGGGCTGGATGTCCTCATCGATCGTCTGGCCCCACGCCACCACCGCGAAATACTTTCGCGCCGTGACGGGAAGCTGGTTGTAGAGGTCGATGCTGACCTCATCCTCACGCGCGTACACCGCGCCGCCGCTGTAGAGCCGCCCCTGCGATGTCTTGATCGTCGTCTGCGCCGCCTTGGTCAGTGTGAAGCCGCTGTACGCCTTGGCGGGATTGATTGCGTCAAGGACGACGTGATCGAGGCTCTGCTGGACCCAGCCCTGCTGGTTAAGGAAGTCTTCGGCTTGAAGCTCCTGGTTGTCACGGAAAACCACCATCTTTTCCATGGCTTAGCTCCCCTTCTGGATGTGTGCTATAAAGTCTAGACGTACTTCCGTCTTCTCCATCGGGAAGCTCCTTGAGAAAGGCATGAGCGATGTATCGCTACGAGATCGCACCAGACGCGCTGACCGAGCACTTCTTCGCTGGACCACCTGGTCGGTACAAGTTGAGTCGCGCTGAACGGAAACGTCAGTCCTGGCGCGCATATTACGAGCGCAACCAAGAGGCCATGGTCGAGCGCGCTACCGCATGGGCGAAAGAGAACCCAGCTCGCCGCAGAGCCATCAATGCTGCGCGCTATTCGACGCCGGAGCGCAGAGAGATCACCGCCGCTGCCACGAAACGATGGGCCGAACAGAATCCCGAAAAATGGGCAGAGACCAGACACCGTGCCCAGTTCATTTTCCGTCTTAAGAAGTATGGCCTGACGCTCGAACAGTACGCCGCGATGTTAGAGGCGCAAGGAAACTGCTGCGCGATCTGCAAGTCCACGACCAACTACGTTCGCAGCGGCATGCAAGGCGCGAAGTCGAAGGGCAAGGGCTGGGCGAGCACCAAGCGCATCGGCTTCGCAGGGTGGTGCGTCGACCACGACCACGAGACCAACCAGGTGCGTGGCATTCTTTGCTCGACCTGCAACATCGCGATTGGTGCCGCGCAGGACGATCCCGATCTGCTAATCACCATGGCCGCGTACTTGCAGAGCTTCAAAGGCTAGTTCTCGGTCTGCTCGCCGACGTAGTGACGCCCGTCTGGGACGCGCACGTCGCGGAGCTGGATGGTCCTGGTCACGGTCGTGTCGACAAGGATCGTGTCGCGAACGGCCATGCTGGCGCGCACGCCCCGCAGCAATCGCGGGATCGCTTCATTCTGTTTCGGTCGGAAGAACCCGCGTAGGTAGCGCGTGGTTGAAACGTAGAACTGCGGCATGTCAGCCGTGATCTTGATCAGCGCCTCCGCCGTGTACTTGTGGATGCCAAAGCGGCAAGCCCCCATGTAGTACGACGCCGCACGCTGGTCCGGCGCTCGGTCGGCATCAAACAAGTAGAACCGCTCGTACATGAACTGCCACGCATTGGAGCGCGGCAAGAACTTGCCTGTTGGCCGTCCTCCGCGCACACGCGTCAGCCCGAGCTCTGGCGAGCCCGTGCTGAAATCGCGCGGAACGATCTGTTGGATTGGCATGTGTTTTAGAAGTTATGGGTCAGGACGGGCGCGCCGAGGACCGGCGAGCCGACCGTCATGTTGACCGTGCGGATTGCATAGCCAGGACGCGTGAATGTTGGCGCGGAAACGATGATCGCAAACGAGTTGAGCTTGTGGCCCTGCTTGAACACAGGAACCGTGAACGTCGGATGTCCCGCCGACGCAGGAGCGGCAAACGCCGAGTACCGCAGCAACGCCGTTCCGAACACCGGAGACGATGTGTTCAGGTTTGTCGCGTTCTTCATGCGGTAGCCCGGTTCGCCGAACCACAGCATCGACGTCACTAGGTTGTTCGCCACGATCACGTGACGCTGCTTGAGCACACCGACGCCGATCACGGGCGAGTTGACTTCCAAGTCATCGCCGGCAAAGCCCTTAGCGGTTGCGCGGCCGAACTGCGGCGGGCCTACCTCAAGCGACGACGCCACGAGATGAGAACATAGCTTGGACGGCCGCGACAGGTACTCACCCCTTGCCGCATACAGCTCGGTCGGTCTGCGCGGATGCCGGATCGCAACGTATTCCGGCCGCACATTCAGCAGCTCCTCCTGCGGGAAGATCGTTTGGTATTGTGCCTTCCCTTGGTAGAAATCGAGGAAGCCACTGCGCCCGATGCTGATCGTCCGGAGTGGAAGCTGGACCCCAAGGAAGATGCCGTATTTGCCCGCGCCGCCGAGGAACTTGCCGCTCTCGCCAATGAAATAGTTCGGCCGCTTCTCCAGCGGCAGGATCACCTCTTCGTCATACTGCGAGACACCCGGCGTGTAGCCCCAGCCGGCGCCGGGACCCATGTTGATCTTCTCGACCTTGCGGATCGTTAGGGTCGTTTCGACTCCGGTCCGCGGCTCGTAAATCGTTGCCGTCCGCGTGTACTTGCCGCCCGCGTCTTGCACGGTCGGGTACAGCTTCCAGTTCGGGCCAAGGAACGATCCGTTTTTCTGAAAGATGCGGTTGAGCCCGGTGCCGTCGTAGTGCTTGCCGGTAAAGCACAGCCATCGAAGCTGCTCGCGCGCGACATACGGGTAGATGCGGAGCTGAGGAAAGCGGGCGACGTAGGCAGCACGCTCTTCAGCCGTTTGCTTCTTCGTGCCATATGCGCGCGCGGGAGGAACGACACAGCGTTTGACATGACCACGAACCGCCGAGACGAACTCGTCCAAGCCTGCGCGCTTGCCCCTGACCGACTTCAGGTACCACTGGCGAGCGACCCAGTTGCGCCGGAACGTTTCATCCCAGTAGTTCTCCCACAGGTTGACGCCCATCGCCCAAGCGAGAAACGGCAGGTGCTCAAACGCGACCTGCCACGGATTCCACTGGTCGATGATCGCTTCCGCATAGATGTCCATCAACCGTTCGGCATCGGTGTCGGCGGCAGCTTTCTCGAACCCGGTCGCCGATCGGTACAGCGTCAGCGCACCAGGATTCGCGATCCGCTCAGCCGGCGGAATCTCGAACGGGTCGGGGTAGTCGTTCTCGACCGGGTACAGTTCAGCCATGGATCGGAGCGCCGAACACTTTCCATCCTAGCAACAAGAACAGCACAAACAGCAAGAGCGTGCTGCCGAGCGCGCCGTAAGGTCCGATGTAGCCGAAGTGAACGATCAGTCCGAACACGAACCAGATCAGCATCAGAATCCAGAAACAAAGGCCCAGGGTCATGTCTTGCCTCCCTCTTTAACGCAGACCCACCGATCAGTGCTAAGCACGCTCACTTGGTCCTCCGGACAATACTTGCCGTGATCTAGCAGCAGCACGATGGCGACCGCGATCAGTACCGCGATCAAAGCCGCGATCACAGTGCGGACCGCGACGCTCACTCGCCGACGCCCGTCCATGTGATGTCGATGTGCGTCACCCACACTACGCTGTCCTGGCCGACGACGACGTCGCCTTGAGGCTGCTTGATGACCCGGTTGTATACGCCACCAGCATCGGTCAGCACGCCGTCGATGTTCATGATCGTGTGATCGTAGCCCAGCCATCGCTGCTTCTCGACCAACTGCATCAACCCCGTCACAACGTTGGTCAGCACGCCAGCAAGGTCGTAGCCAGGGAACGTCTTCAACGAGATGTCGTAGCGGGTCTGGTACACCTTCGGCCGCGCAATGACGATCTCGTCCGTTAAGCCTTTGCGTGTGTCGGCGATGATGTACTTGTAGACCTCGAGGATTTGGTCGTTCGTAGGGATCGGCGGCGGGCCCGGATTGATCTCGAATGACACCTTGAGTGGATCGATCAGCCCGGTCTTGATCTGCTTCTGAACAATGAACAACACCTGTTGCTCAGACAGCGCCAACGTTGGGATGTTGACGAGGATCGGGATCGTCACAATACCGGTGCCGCGCGTGGTAAACGCGGCCGCGTCCCGCAACACGTTCGCCCCTAAAGCGCTCAGCGCATAAAAAGCATAGCTCTCCGTCGTTCCATGTGGGCCGAGGATGTTTGGGCTCAACCAGATGCGGCGGCGGTAGTTGTCGTCGCTCTCGCCCGGTTGCCTCGGAACGCCGCCCGGGTAGCGCGAAGCAATGCCGTCTAGGTTAGTGCCAAACGAGAACGCGAGCATCACAGCGCGCGCGGCTTGGTTAACCCTGTCCCGCAGCATCAGCTCGAAATAAGCCGCGTTCTCCGTCAGGATTTTGATCGGATCGAACTCGAGCTGCGCTATGTCGTACTGTGCAGCGTTTGGCGGGTCTTCCTCAGCCCAACGCAATTTGAACCGCAGCATGCGGTCGTCGATGATCTTGTCGGTGTCGATGGTCTCCAACACCGACGGGCGCTGCAGCAGCTCCGGCTGGATGACCGGAAAGCGCGACGGGGTCGGGGTAACCAAGGTTACCATGTCAGCTCACCTGTCCGCCGAGCGCCGGGTCCCATATTTCGCCACCACGGCTCAGCAGCGTGTTGGCCCGGCGGATGTAGGGCGACGGATCACCCAGATGAGCGCGCGGGCGGTAGTTGCCCTCGGTGCGGAAGAACACGTGGCCGAGCCTGAACTCCCCCGCCACGTCGAACGTCTCGGTCGGCTGCCATTGCTCGATCGCGGTGTCCATGAAGAACACCGTCTGGATGCGGTAGTTCGGTTCCCACAGCTCGATGCTTTCTGCCATCGCCCAGTGGAAGCGCGTGATGATCCGCGGCACCGCGATCTCGCCCAGGATGTGAGGGACGTAGGAGCCCACCCACCGCCGCAAGATGCGCTCATGGAAACCAGTGGCGAAGATCACTTTCATCGATTGCTCGACGTGATCCCAGCCCTGCATCAGCATGCCGGTTTCGCGGTTCACGCCGTTGCGGACCGGCGCGATGATGCTTTTCTGGTTGAGTAGGTCCGGCCAGATCGCGTTGACGACACGGTAATAGCGCGAGGCCTGCTCGTTCTCCGCCCGTATTTCGCCGGGCTGCGGCAGGTAGCCGCCGGCGAGGTCGGCCGGGAGCGTCATGGCGAGCTGCTACTTCTTCTTCGGAGCGGCCTGCGCCTGCGCGTCCGGTGCCGCCTCAACCTTCTTGATCGAGCCGCTGTCGAGGTAAAACCGTGCCTGATCCTCGGTCAGCTTAACGAACTCCTTGCCAGACTTCTTGTAGACCTTGCCGCCGGCAAGCTCGCCGTTCAGGTCGGGCTCGTGGTGCGGGTCAAGCACTTCGTACTCGAGCAACGGCGCGGCAGGCACGCCGGCCTGCTTCACCAGATGCATGATGCGGTTTGAAACTCCTACCATGGCAAGCTCCTATGCCTCGTCGTGATTCGGGACCGGATCGTCCGGCGAGTCTTTGATGACCCACGGTTTGTTGACGTAGTTCTGGCCGTCCTTGGCGTGGACGTAGTTGTCGATCTTCGACTTGATCAGGTTCTTTTTGTCCTTCTCGGACACGAAGTAGTTGTCCTTCCCTGCCCTGATCTTGGCGCCCTTCTCGTGCGCGGCGTAGCGAACCGCGCTGTCGCCGTCGCCGATCTTGGCCGTGTGGCCCATCTTCTCGTGCATCGAGACGGCCATCGCCTTCTCTTCTTTTTTCTGCTCGCCCTGCTTGCCCTGCTGCTGGCCGCCTTTTGGGTTGAGGCCACCGCCTCCGGCGCCGCCCTGAGAGCCGCTGCTGGTCTGGGACTTGCCCGATTGCGGCGTCCACTTCTCCAGCTTCTCGTCTTCCTTGACGAGGTAGTTGGTCCAGTAGTGCTCCTTCTCCTGCTTCTGCTGTTGGCCGCCGCCGCTGCTGCCCTGATTGCCGCCACTACCGCCGCTGCCCTGCTGCTGCTCGTCCTCTCCGCCGTGCGTGGCGGAACGAAACTTCTTGCCCACCGACTGTGACGGTCCATTGGTCTGCGGCGCGTGCTTTGGCTGTGGCGCGTGATCAGCCTCGCCTTGCGCCGAAAACGTGCCCTGCCGGAACGAGCCCTGGATGACGCCGTTCTGTCCCGGTTTGAGCGATGACTGCGAGCGCTCCTGGCCGCTGCGCTGTTCCTGCGTGCTCATCCACGGGCTCAACCACTCCGAGCCGTCCGGCCGGATGCCCATGATGCAGCGCACCTTGCGCTCGCCGCCTTCTTCCTTGACCTCCTTGATCGTGCATTGCCGGTTGGTCTCTACGCCATTGTTGCGGTTCGCCTCCGCAGACCGCTGCAACAGCCGCTGGTAAGGACTCGTCATTTTGCCCTCTTCTTCACCGCCTTGATCGAAACCTTCAGCTCGCCGGCAATGGCGTCCGCAAGACCCTTGGCCGTGTACATCTCCTGTTCGCCAGCTCCGAACGTCACTCGCAACCGCCGCTTGTTGGCGAACGGCGTCAGCACACAGCGGCAGTTCGGATGGATCAGGTTGGTGCGGAAGCCCGGAGCTGGCCCAGTTGCTGGCTCAAAGTTCTTCCACTTCGCCACCATCGTGTCGATGTCGGCCATCGTGTATGGCCCAGACGCAGCCGCCTGTTCACACACTTCGCACGAGAACCTGTCGTGCATCGTCGTGATGTTGACGAGCACCTGCTTGTCGAACTGGTTCTGATCGCGTGTTGCCCACGGCCGCGACCAGTCTCCCGATGGTGGCAGGATTCCACTTGCATCCATCGACCATTCGAGCCTGCGCGGCGTCGCGCGCGTGACAACGATGGTCGCCATTACCTCGTGGACTTGCAGGTCGGCCTTGTCGGCAATCTTGGCCGCAGTCCTTTCCAACACGCCATCGCCGTAGGTGTTGAGCCCGCGCGCGATCGCAGCGTTCGTCACCTTTGGTATTTCCTCGATGTACCGCGCCCAGTTGAGCATGTCCTCGGCGTCGACCTTGTAGGTCGGGATCATGGAATCCGCGTCACCTTCGGCACCGAGAACTGCGGCCGCCCAACTGTCACGTCGTACGGCGCAGGCAACTCGAACGGGTTGTCGTCCACGAGGTCTAGCTTCTCAAGGTCATAGATGCGCTCATGCATCCCCATCTCTTCCAGCGGCGGCTGCTCGACGTTGAGCTCTACGCCCGGTTCGCCCCACGGAGGCGGCACACCGTCCGGCTGGATGTTCTTGATCGACTGCCGCGAGCCGCCAATGTACGCAGCGGCGATCAGCCAAGCGGAATGCGGGTCGCTCTCCACGATCAGCTTCTCCACTGTCCGCGCACGATCGGCGACGTTGACCGGCGCAAGGCTCGATTTGCCCAATCGGATGAAATCGTGCACCGGGTGAACGTCCGGCGGCACTACACCGGGCGCGATCTCATAGATCGTTTGGAGCTCGTACACTGTGCGCCTCGCGGCGAACTTAACGCCAGAACCCTGACCGCCGCGCCGGGACGGTACGCGCAACACGCGCGGCGCAAACCGCTTCAACAGCTCTCCCCACACCGAATCCGGGTCGCCCCACAACGCGGCCATAATCTGGCCGTCCATCACGTCGCAGGCCCATTCGAGGCCTTCGTCCGTAGCGGAAAACCGCACGCTGATTTCTTCGGTGTTCGGAAGCGCGACAGCTGACGCAACGCCCATTTCGATTGCGAGCTGCATCTTGCGGCCGATGCCCGAATACATCTCGGCCATCGAGGCAGGAGTTCTGTCGTCAGTGTCCGTATAGACGACTATGTATGGCTTGTCGGCCTTGCCTTGAATCGCCTCGGCCATCGACTGCAAATCGGAGTCGAACACGTTGGCTCCGGCCCACGTCCGATCCCGGAGCGCGGCGACGGCGCAGCTCCTGATGATCGGACGCAGCAGGCTCACGTGACAGGCGTCACTTCAGTGTTGGCAGCGATGGCAGCGCTCAACGCGGCAGCGCTCGACTGCAACTGCTGGGTCAACACCTGGATCGCCGCGTTGTCGCCCGAGTTGTTCGCCTCCTCCAACTGGCGGGCGATGCCCTGGATCAACTGAATCCCCGACTGCTCCAAGTTGGTGTTCATCTCAACTTGCGCCTTCAGATCGTCCAACGCGCTCATGATCTTTTCCTCGCTCTTGCTCGGTTTGGTTTGGTTGAAAAGGACCTGATCCAACTTGGCCATGATCGCGTCGTAGTCGGCCTTGCTCCAGTAGAACGCGCCGAACAACTGCGCCATCACAGCGTGCTCTCTTGAATCCGCGAAACGTAAACCTGTGGCCGTCCTGTCTTCGACGGCATTGGGTGGTCGATCATGTACCACTCGTTGCGGTCGGGAAAATACACCCGGTCGCCTTGCTGAAGGTCGCTCAGCTTGTACGGCAGCAGGTTGTACTCGGTGATCGAGAACCACGTCGTCGTGTCCAAGTATGTTGCCGTCATGCCCTGCGCGCCCGAACCCGCCTCGCCCGATGCTGCCGCGCCCGGCATGACGAGCGCCGCTCGCGTGTCCAACGGCGGTCGATCTGGATCGGGTTGCCCGTCGTCGTCGATCCCCACCGGGCCCCATGGAACGTACCGCATCGGCTCAGCGAAGAAGTCGTCGACGATGCTGTCCATCATCACCTGCGGGCCGCGCCAGAACACCATGGCTCAGCCCCACTGTCCGCGTGTCGTGCGCGGGCGAACCTTCGCCGCCTCCCTCATGTTCGCCCTCGTGCTCTCGCGAAAGTCACTGTCTTGCCACTTCGCCTTGATCGCTGCGCTGTGCTTCGCGCGCGCCGCCGGATCGAGCCAGCGCGACTTGAGCGCATGCGCGGCGTGAAACGGTTTATTCCAAAGGTCCTTGTGCTTCGCGATCATAGCCGCTTCCAGCTTGAACGCTCCGCGCTCGTCCAGGTCGTCGCGGAAGAGGATGTATTCGATGCCGCGTCCGTCTCGCAGCGCCGCGCTCAGTTGTTCGTTGCAGTGGTTGCCGCTCTTGGCTTCGACCACGTGCGCGTAGATGCGGCCATTGCAGCCCTTGCCGACGTACCGGACGATGCCGTCCACCTTGATCCCGTAGACGTAGAACCGGCGCAGCAATACGATCTTCTTAGCCATGTCGAGCCTCCAATGCTCGTTGTGGTCAGGGGCCGGTTCGCGCTTCAACGCGAGTCGGCTCCGCTACTATACCGTGAGGATCGGCGGTATATTTCGACTCCGCAACCTTAAAAACTTCTGGCCGTAAATGGTGTCGTCGAACTCCGCCGCGCCGGGGCCGGTGATCTGGCCCTCCGTGGTGGACACCTTGCGCTCGCCGAACATGACGCGCCGCTCGCCGAACGCCACCATCCGCACGAACAGGTCGGAGCTGATCTCGCTGCTGCCGCCCGAACCGCCGGCCACTGCGCCGCCGATGCCGAGCGACATCTTGATGTTGTGCGCGGTCAAGTACCACCGCGCCCACACAAAGTCGGGCGGATGCCACAAGCCCGCCTCCAGCCACATATCGGTCTCGTCAAGCGCGTTCGAGAGCTGCGGATCGGTCATCGACGCGAACTCAGGGATCGCAATCCTGAACGCAGCGATGTCCGCGCCCGAGGCCATTAGCCCTTGCCCTTGCCCTTCGGCACCGCCATCGCTTGCGCGCGCGCCGCCTCACGCTCGGCAAATAGCGCCCGCTGGCGCTCGTCGTAGCGCTCGGCCGCCCCCTCGATCATGGAGCCCACGCCCTCGATCTTGATCGGGTGCAAGGGCTTCGGCCGGCCGGGCTTGGCCGGGTCGATCACCGGGTAATACCGGTCGGGCCGCCGCATCTCCTGGAACCGGGCGATCTCGTCGTTGATCATCTCGATCTCGACGCTCTGCCCACCCCGCAGCTCGTGGCCGACCATGAAGCGATCAATCACGACATGTATCTGGCCGTTCTCCGAGGTGTTCGTCACCTTGACGCGCGAGGACGGCTCCTGCAGCCGCTCCCAGCTCGGCTCCGGACGCATCGGTGCGAAGTACGGATGGTCGGGCGGCGGCGGACGCACTAGGTTCTGCTTCTGCGGTACCGGGTGCATGTTCGGGTTGAACGGCACGTCAGCCATTAGGCTCTCTCCATATTTCGCGGCGGAGAATCCTCCCCACCGTTCGTTGATCGACGTTGAACTTGGCAGCGAGCAATCGCTGCGATCCTCGGGACTTCCGTATTTGCTCGACCAGTTTCCACGTCAGCTTTGCGCGACCATTGCGCTCGCCGCGCGACGCTGTGCCGTGCTCCACCGAATCCGCGTAGTTCTCGCTCCTGGTTGCCCAGCGAATATGCTTCGGCGTGACGCAGCCGAGATGGCCGTTGCCACAGGAGTGCGCGGAGTCATGTTTCGGTGTTGGCGGCTCGCCGTGGACGCGCTTGCACACGATGCGAGCGACTAGGACGGTGCCGAAGTTCTTCGCTCCGATCCTGGCGTAGCCTTTGGCGGTTCTGCCATAGGGCCACAGCAGGCATTCATCGCCTTGGTACGCGCAGGCTTTTTCTAGGAAGGCCGGCAGGTCGCCGTGCGCGCGGTACGTCTTGCGGTATACTCGCTTAGCCATTCGAGCCTCCTACGCTCGGGTGGTGAGGGGCCGGACCCACGTTGCAAGCGTGGCCCGGTCCCGCTAATATACCGTCATTGCCTCAGCCTTTCCATTTTGATTCGAGTTGCCTCAAATCCCGTCCAAGTAGCGCATGGCCCCTGGCCGCCGAATCTCTAGCCCGGCAAGCCTAAAAATTCCTGGCACGTCGAAAATCATGGGCCCCGTCCTCATCACTTCGAGGAAGCGATGCGGCATGGGCACATGCATTTTTATTACTTCGGGGTCTTTCTTGTACGCGATCATACGCGGCTGACCAGCTGCACCTGCCGTTTCCAACCCGCGCACGGCGCGGATCGTCAGAGGCGCTTTGGCCTCTTGCGTGTACATGTTGTACTTTTCGACCCATTGCATGAGGGTCATGGTGGTGTTCGGCATTGCAGTGGTCGTGAGCACGTTGAGCTGCGTCATCGGCAGCAGCAGCGTGTCCGCGATCTCGACGCCGGACGACGATTGCCACACATTGGCGAGCACGCCGTTGACGTCCTGCATGATCATCGGGATTTGGTTGTTCGCGACCCGATAGGCCCACGTCTGCGCCGTGTTGATCACGGTCGGTGCCGGGTGGTTGATCAGCCCGAACCAGTTCTTTGCCGCCGCGCCGTACAACGCGGTGAAGTGAATGAACTCCTCCGCCGCACGCTTCGCAGCGGCCGCGCGCTCCGGTCCCAAGTTCACGTTCGGGACCATCATCGCCTGTTGCAGCTCCTCGGTGGTGTAACGATAGCCCACCGCGGCCATCTCGATCGCCATCTCGAATTTGTCGCGGGTGATGTCGGCGAGCGGCACGTCGTGCGCCAGGTGCGAGAACCAGTCCGCCTTGCCGACTTGGTCGACCGAGAAGAACGTGATGCTCTTCGCCCATTCCGGTGCGCTCGTGTCGATCGGCACCAGCTCCCGATAATTGAGTTCGGGATACTTCATTCTGTAGACGCCCGGCTCGATGTAGGTCGTCTGCGCGATCAGAAAGCCGAGGGCCTGCTGTTGCGCGTCTGCGGTGTAAAAATTGCTCAGCATTGTGATCGCTCCTCTCAGCCCTAGGGCACGGTTAATACTGGATGCCGAGGCTGACGACAGCGAGCTGTCCCGGCATTGCCGCCAGACGCCACTTAGCGCCATTGATCAGCGTTGCCGCGGCAGTGCCGCCCGTCAGCGTGGCACCCGACTTCGTCATGCCCGTGGGGCCGGAGGTGATTGCGAGCGCGTTGCCCGCAGTCCCTGCCGCCACTGACGAGATCAGAATGGTGTCGGAACCGCCGCTACCGCCAAGCGGTTGCGCGGGATCGGTCGCGAACTGCAATGCAGCAAAGCCCGCAGTCGCAGAGTCGTTCATCGCCTTCACGGCGTTGACCAACGTGTCGTTGAGGGTGGCACCGATATTGGCTTGATCGCCGGTCGCGCCCGTCGCCACAAATGTCAGCGTGGCACCGTTGATCACCAGCGTGGAGCCCGCCGCTGGATTGGCAGCGAACTTGACCCAGCCCGACGCATTGAGACCACCAGCGGCGTTGCCGAGCTTGCCGATGGTCTCGTCGTAGTAGACCGCCTCGCCGGGCAACACGATGTCCTGCGGCAGCACCCACATATGACCGCGCGTCATCAACGAGATGTTGGTGCGGTAGCCGTAGGAGTCGAGCGGGTTCTGTGCCGAGCTCTGCGGATCAACGTTGGCACCTACCAACGTGATGTCGCGCACGGACAGGCCGATGAAGTTGGGGCCGCCGAGGATGGCACCTTTCGGTCCGGTGCCCCACGAGCAGGCCTTGCCGAACGTGATGCCTGCAGCGGTTTCAACCACGTGAGTCAGCACAGCGCTCGGGGACATGTCGGAGATCATGCCCTCAAGCCCAGGACGCATTTTAACGGGATAGGCCGTCTGGACCACAGTTGACATAGCTTTAGCTCCTTTGCGTAACTGTGTAGGGATGCCCCGGTAAAGAGAGAGGAAGACGCGATGCCGACGTGCTCAGTTCGTGGCTGCAAGAATCCCGTTCGCTCGAACGGTCTTTGCCACATGCACCATCAGCGTTGGGTTAGGCACGGCAATCCGCTGGTGGTCCTGCGCAAGCAGAACATCACGCACCCGGACGGCGGGGATGGCTGCTCAGTCGAAGGCTGCAGCGAGAAGTTCTATTGCCACGGTTTTTGCCGAAGGCATTACCAGCGCTGGAGGCGCTACGGCGATCCGAACCACAACCACACCGAGGAAGTCTTGCGCTTCATCGAAGCGGCACTCTCACACCGAGACGGCTGTCTGCTCTGGCCGTTTAAGAGCAAGGCAGGGAAGGGTTACGCGCGAGCGCGGATTAACGGAGAAGATCAGTACGTCCACCGCTACATCTGCCAGCGAGTACATGGTCCGGCTCCGTCACTGATCCACGAGGTGGCCCATTCTTGCGGTAAGGGCCACCTCGCTTGCATTGCCCCTCAACATGTGCGCTGGGCGACGCCGAAAGAGAACGAGGCGGACAAGGTCCTACACGGCACCCGAAAGCGCCGCGCTGCTTAGGACGCGACGGCCGCCGGCTTTGGTTTCCAGGCGTTTTCCATGTCCTTGACCATCTCGTTGTAGGCCGCGTCTCGGACAGCTTGTGCACCCTGCATGTTGAGCGGTGGCGCACCGGCGAACGCATGACTGGCGTCGCGGATCGGATCGCGCGGAGCGCCTTGCAGGCCGGCAGTGAGGTGGTCGAACACGGCCTTCACCTCGGGATCGCCCCAGGCCTTCGCCGCGTCGCCTACGCCAGACTTTGCGGTTACCACTTCGCGCATGACGTCCTCGATCTTGCGGCCGTCCGTCTTGAAGGTCGGGCCCATGACCGCCATCGCCTTGCTGCGCACGTGGTCGCGGGCGACGAGCTGGGCGTCGAGCTTGGCCGGGTCCTGCGCGTCCTTGAGCTGGGTCTGCAGCGTGAGGATCAACGCGTCCTTGGTCTTGACCTCAGTGTCCTTGCTGGCGAGGTCCTTGGCCATCGCGTCGCATTTCTTATCGGTCTCATCCTCGTCGTCGGCGGCCTTTTTCTTGAACGCCTCGAATGCGTCGGTGAGGTTCTGGATCGTGCGCTGCACGATCGCTGCGTCCTTGTCGCTCATCTGGCAGGGCAGCCCGTCGATCATCACAGTCCGAAGTTCGGTCATCGCTTCGTCTCCTATTGTAAGAAGTGGCCCACCGCGCGCTTCCGTGACGATGGCCAAGTGGTTGCCCCGGATGTTGGTCTGCACGGCGTCGTAGTGCTCGCCGTCTGCGGTGTAGCCGTCCTGCCATTGCAGGTCGCACGCGTAGCCAACCGAGAGCTGCCGCTTGCCGCTCTTGACCAGCTCGATTGCCTTGCTGTCGCGCAGCATCATTGGAACGCGCACTGAGCCGCCGTCGCGCACGACCTCGTCGCCCGTCTCGCCCACAGCGTGCTTGCGCCAGCTGTCCGCGTTCACCATCGAGCGTGGATGGTCGATCGTCACAGGCAGATGCGAGTAGCTGTGCATCGCGTCGTTGTGGAAGACACTGCTTTCCGGCCGGTACACCATCACGGTGTCCATCTCCGGTCGGCCGCACTCCTTCCCGAGGTACTTCTGGAGCCCTGTGCGCGCGATGCGCGGCTGCGCTTTTAAGTAGCCGTCTGCCGTAAACGAGACCTGCGCTTTGTCGTCGAGCTTGACCGCGTCGTACATCATGCGCGTTGTCGGCGCGGGAGCGTCCATAATCACTACCAGCGGCTGCTTGAACAACGGCATGGCGTCCAACTCCTCCTCCGCGAACTCCTCCCAGGAGGTCAGCTCGCGCCCGAACTTGTCACGTGACTGCCCGCTCCTGCGCCTACGTGCGTCATTGCTCATGTTGGCCACCGTGGCATTGGCGATCCGGATCGCCTTGGAGTCGGAGCCGTGCTTGGCCAGCGCAGCGTTGGCAGCCGCGGCCCAAGCTCTCTGCTTCTTCGGAGTGTCAGCCTTCGACGTGAATTCCTTGGCGTTACTTGCTGACCAAGGCATGGCTCACGTCCTGTGCTTTGAAGGGTGCCCTGAGTTGGTTCTTCGGCAAGCAATGCCGCATCCCGTCCTCGTAGTATTCGACAATCGCCAGCTCAGGCATGATCAGCAGAATGCGCGCGGTCTTGAGCACCGGCCGCCCACCGTTCGGGTGCGGGGCCATCACGTCAGCGCCAACGCCAACCAGTTGCTGCATCACAGGTCCTCGAATAGGTGGTCGTAATCGTCCAGGTCGTCCTCGTCGTCCTCAGGCTCCTCGCCGTCAGGCGTTTGTCCGTAGGCGCGCAGGATCGCTTTGTGCTCGAGCTGCCACGCACGCTCGTACTCGCGCCACTCTTCCTCGGTCGCGAACGCCGTCGAGCCAGGGTCCTGTGTGAAGCGCGGATCGTCGCTCAATAGACCGCCTCTACTTCCTTCAGGTGGACATGCATCGTGCCGCCGGGCTTGCCCTCGACCTTGATGACCTTGACCGGCGTGTGGGCCTTGATCAGCACCTCACCGCCTGCTTCGCTCGGGTTGAACTTGCCGAGGTCCTTCGCACGCGTCTTATGCGGCGGCAGAGGCTCGATCGTGCATTGCATGTTGCCGCCGAACGAGCCCGACTTTCCGCAGCTCGAAAAGCCATGCCACTGAATGATCGCGCCAGGAACATAGGTTGCTTGAGTCTCTGTGTCGGCAGTGAACCCGCGGTAGATCGTGCCAACGTAAGGCGGCATCTTCGTCAACGCAGTGTTGATCGCGTTGGCGAACACGTGGGTCTTGTCATCCCATACGCCGCTGCGCAGCTTGGCGTTGGCCGCGTAAGCATTCGGCCCGACGTAGCTCTGGATCATCGCGCTTTCGAACGGCGTAACCGGGTAGCCGTGCTTTCCGGTGCCTTCCTCGTAGAACTTCTTGAACTGCTGAATGATCTTCGCTTTGTCGCCGCCAGCGAGTTGAACGAGCGTGTCGACCTGCTCGGCGTGCTCTGGATCGATCCCGATGTCGGCCGCGATCTTCGCAAGCTCGGCTTGATGCTTGGCGCTCTCGGCCTTCGCCTTAGCCTCTGCCTCGATCTTCGCCAGCTTGGTCGCGGCCGCCTGTTCCTTCTTGAGCTGGGCAGTTGCCTTTGCAGCGACCTCCGCTTCCATCTCGTCAATCTTGGCCAGCGCTGCCTTGGTCGCCTTGTACTCGGCGACCTTCTGCTCCAGCTCGTGCGCCTCGGGCGTCTTGGTCGCCCACTTCTCGTTGAACGCCTTAACCACAGCCTTGCCCAACTCAGAGGTGGGCGCGGGGTAGAACGTCCCGGTCTTCTTCGCCTTCTCCAGTTCGGCCGCTGTCGCTGTGGCCTTCGTGAACTTCTGTTCCAGCTTCGTCATCCACTCGGTCTGGCCGCCTAGAAGCTCCTCTTCAGCAGCTTCCGCCTCGATCTCGGCCTCGGCCGCAGCCTTGACGTGTGCAGGAAGGTCCGCGCCGGGGACGTCGAGCGTCTTCTGGTACTCGGCCAGCCAGTTCTTCCGCGCAATCAGCGTGGCAGCAACGCCTTGCCCAGCAAGCCCATGTTGGTTGACCAGCGCAATAATCGAGTAATCCGGGATCGCCAGCACCTTGTCGATGGACGCCGAGACCTCGGCGTCGGTCATGTTCCCGAACACCGACGCAGTCTGCGCGTTGATCTTCGGATCGCGCATGGACGTGATCTCGCCCACAGTCGAGCCGAACTCCTTGGTCTCGCCCTGCGCCCGGTACATGAGCGTGCCGCCCTGGTCGATCCGGAACGGGACCCCCGATGGCGAAAGCAGAACGTTATTGTTGTCTTGCCCCATCACGTCGCGGTTGCCGAGCCATGCGTCGACCGCAAAGTTCTCGCGCAGGTACAGGATGGCCCCGCCCTGCTCGTCCAGCGTCCCTTGCGAGTACGTCTTGGTACCCGGGATAAACTCGCTCGCAACTGCCGGCTTGCCCTCCAACACGGTCTTGACCTCGTGCGAGACCGGCACGCCCGCGAGCTTGTAGAGCTGGTTCGATAATAGGTCGGCGTTGACGTGCGCCTCGGTCTTCGGCGTCTTCACGTACCACTTCTGTCCAGTCATCGGCGCCAGATAGAACCCGCCCGCCACGCTACCCGCTTG